ATTTTTTGTATTGTTCCGTCAGTATAATGTATAATCTTTAAACCTGTATAATCAATACTGACCTCTTGACCCTGCAGGTTATAAACGTTCTTAATCTCTTTAGGTTGGTCATTACAATTAGAATAATAACCCTGCCATAATACCTCTGTAGTTCCGTCAAAGTCTACTTGAGACAATGTAATCAAATGCTCACCCCTTAAGTCTAATCTGCTCCAATACTCTCTATAACTTGTTGAGTATCCCGATGCGATAACAAACCTCTCTCCGTCTTCACCATTGAACTCACTTGAGTTACCTATAACCCCTTGAGTCTTTACTATAAAGTGTGAAGCATTATACTCCGAATGAGTATACCAAGTCAAACCCTCGCAGTCTAAGTCAGCACCTCCGAAAACAACAGGCAAAGCATCACCGCCTGAATATAAAGACCATGAAGGAATGTCATAATAATATAGGCGCTCTTGAAAACAATTGTCGTAATAAGTATTTATACACTTGTCAGTAACTAGAATGAATCTAAATTCGACATCACCATAAGCCTCTATTAATTTGTATTTATTCTTGTTCTTAGAGCCTGAAAACTTAGATAAACGAATCCATTCAACATTGTTAACCCTGTATTCTAGATACATGAAGTCTCTCTTTTTCTCTATAATACCCTCAACCCTATAAGATAATTCAACCTCTCCATTCATTTGATATATAGGAGACGTTAAAAAAGTTGTATCATTATTCTTATACCCGTTACTTCCTGCTAGCGTTGTAGTCATAGCTCCATAAGGTTCTACTCCTGCGGTATTGGTAAACGTCCACTTGTCGAAGTCGTTTACGATATCTAACTGAGCTGTTAGGATAGTTGTTAAAAGGGTTGCGATTGTTAAAATTAAATGTTTCATTGTATTTGTGTTTTTTTTGTTGTTATTAATGATGTAAAGATACGGCTATTTTTTAAACCTGCAAGTAAAAAGTGAAAAAAGTTTTAATTAATTTCACTCTCTACGTAGTTCTACTTAGTTTCTTCTAGGTATATCAACCTGTCTAAGTATTGCTTAGCCTTCTTTAAGTCCTCAATACCATTCTTATCTTTCCACCTTGAGACGTACTTTATAATATTACCCTCAAAGAATGACATGTCTTTACTATGAATGTAATCCCATGTCTCTATTCCCTTGGTGTAATGCTTTGGGTTTTCTATTCTACTCATTTTATTTCGTTTAATAGTTGGTTAAAATACTCTTGACAAGCCATGGCTTTAGACTCCATTTCTATTATAGTCTCTTGACTTCTTTCTATCTCAAATACCTTGATTCGATTCTTTGCAGACTCATTAGAGAATGTATGTTTATTTCGGATAGCCATTTCGGTAAACATTAAAGCCTCCTCATTGTTATCGTCAATATCTTTTAAAGCATCTCTAACCTCTCTTTTTATAATATACTCAGGCGTATCCACTAAGCAATAGACTAACATGGCTTTAGACTTGTTTACTAAGTGCATGTATGTCTGAAGTTGATATATATAGTCCTTGTTAGGTATCGAATCTTTAAACATTGGAAACGTGTCCATATTAAAAGAACACTTAATATCTATAACATATTCATCTGTCAAAATGTCAGGAGTACCCGTGAATAAATCATTCTCGAAATACTCCTCATTCTTAACCAAGAACGGAAGGTCGTCTCTAACCTCAGAGAGTAAGTTGATGCCGTCTTGTTCACACTCGTTACCCTTGTTAGTATACTTAGAGTTAAATTCCATTCTACGCCCTAAGACATGCTCTTTAGCTAGTCCTTGAACGTAACTCTTTGCTCCTACGGAAAGGTTGGCACCCCTTGCGGATGCCATAACCTTACCTACTTGTGATGCCCTTAACTTCATATCTTTGCAACTTTTAAAGCGTTAGATTGAATATCGGTAAGCATAAACTCCTTATGTAACCTTTCTATTGTGTACGTTCCGTTAGAGATAGCCTTAAGGCACTTCTCGAATTGCGCAGGAGTCATAGTCTTTTTATCTGATACAATAGTTTCAACGTGAGCATAAGTATTCTTAGGTGACTTCTTTGCAACCTGAACACCTGAGCCGTCGTTATCTACGTCAGTAACTAAACGTAAGGCGCATGACAAAGCGTATCTTCTATAGTAAGTAACACCACTTCCAAAACCCTGATAGTCATTCATGCCTTTGAGGGTTACTTTAGGAATACGAGTCTTTGACTCTATTGTTTCACCTGACTCAGTATGAAATACAATCGTATTAATGTAGTCACCTTGCTCATCTGAGTTGAGTAATTGTGTGACCCCTAAACCATGCTTATCTAGTAATGGATTAATTACGTTAAAAATTGTAGGTAGGTCTGCGTAAGAGTAACCATACCCTTTTGTACCTTTGTGAATCGTTGGTACTTCGTTTTGAAATGAGGCTAACGCCTTGAATAAATGTTTCATTTTATTTATGTTTATTAATTATGGTGTAAAGATAATGCTTTATTTTAGTTCTGCAAGTTTTCTTTTAGTTTTTTTATCTTTTTTTTATAATCCTCAGTAATATCGCGTAGCTCTTGTTTAGTGTAAGTACGTTTTTCATGAGCCTTTCTATGCAATTCAAACAACTCTACACCACCTACACGTTTCTCAATACCTATCTGATATTCTAAAAGGTTGCCGTGTCTATGCTTGTTGCAGTTTACACATTGACCATGAATGTTAAAATAATCAAACCTGACTGAAGGATATCGAGAACTTTCAAAATAATGACCCGCATCAAACTTACCCTTGAGTTGCTTGTCGCATGAGATACATTCCTTGTCCTTGTCTCTTAATCTTATGAAGTCGTTACAATACTTCTGAGCTATCTTGGTTAAGTCGCTAATCGTTTGTAACTCCTCTTTTAGTTTCTTCTTTTTAGCTTTCCATTCCTTATCCTTAACCTCGTCAGAGAATCTCTTAAGGCATTCGATAGATGTGCAAACTCTTTGTTTAGGCGCAACCTTTACGAAATCTGTTTTGCAATACTTACACTTCATTTAACTTCTCTTTGCATGTCTATTATTTCTTCTTCTCTTTTATCTAAGGCTACTCTTAACTCTGCGTTAGCCTGAGCTAATCTAAACGAAGTTTTGCATTCTATTTGCCAATTCTCTACTAACTCACCCATGAAGTTTTTAATTCTTTGAATATCTTTAAGAGAGTCCTCTAGGGATTCTATCAGGTCAGTCCTGTTAGGGTTGTTTGTTTTTATCTCGTCTAGAGATAGCTTCATTTTCGTTTCTATCGTGTTCAAGGCAATGCTTGACTCTAATTGTTTTAATGTATCCATTTTAAAAAGGTGTGTTTGATGTTCTTCTAAAGTTGTTTAATGCTCTGTTATCTATTGTTAATTGCTTCGGAGGTGACATTCTTAATTCTCTCAATGGGTCAACGCTTCGACAAGTAAATCCTTTGCCGTCATTAAAGTTAAATAACAAGGGTTCGTTTAATGTAGTACACTCACCCCCTGTAGTTCTGTCCTTAACTTTGTCTACGCTTATCATGGTTTGGTATTTCATTTCAGGGTGAGCAACCAATCTATGAACGGTAAACATATCATCACATCTATTTAAAAATGCTTTACCACCTTCAATCGAAGCCTTTAAAGGTGCTCTAAGGTGACCTGCCCATTTATCGCCGTCAGGATATATGTTCGTTTGCCTACCTGATTCGCTATTTGGGTGAGAAGAAACGTATATCGTTTTTCCTGTCTGATTGCAAAACTGACGAGTAGCATTAAGGAACTCGTAGTTCCCTGTATAGCTCATATCTCTATCCAACGCAGTAAATGGGTCTATTAAACAAGCGTCTGCATCTGATTGCTCAAATATCTTAAATAAGTCTTGAGGCTTATATAGTTTTGAATTGTCCACGAACTCAAAGAATTTCTCTAGGTGTGCGTAGGCTTCTTTTATTTCACCCATTGACATCTCTTTGAATGTCTTGCCTGTGTAGAATTGTATCAAATCCCTGAACATGTTACCTGAAGTGTTCTCTCCTGTATACATGCAAAACTTTACACCATGCTTCAATGCTAAACATAAAGCATACCAACCAAATATGTAAGTTTTCCCTACGTTGTCATGCCCTTGAAATATTACTAGTTGACCTTTTTTAAATCTGATGTGTTTATCTAGGTCGCATCCTATCCCTAAACCTTGTTTGATTCGACCTTCCTTGAAGTCTTGTAAGTATTCTAAATTTGTTCCTTTTTGTTCTATCATTTTTTTAATTCTTTTTGTATGTGTGCTCTTAAATGGTCATCCGCTTGTGTTATCTCGGTCTTGTTCCAATCTTTAGACGACCAAGTTACTAATCTTTTTTTAATATTAAATGATGCTTGTTTTTCAAACCTCATTAATTTATCCCTTTTACCTCTCTCAGTCCAATAGTCAAAGAATTGTCTTAACATTTGTTTGCTATATGTACCAACAAACTCAGTCATGTCATTCATAAACTCGTCCTCTCTTTGCTCTATTGACTTCTTAATAGGCTTGGGTTCTTTTTTAGTTGATTCTTCTACCATTTGATAAGTGTCATAATTATTTATAGTAATAATACTACCTCTGTACCTAGACGAGTCTATGCTTATCTCACCCGTCTTAACTAACTTGTTTAGGCAAGTTCTAACTTGTTGGGGTGTTATATCTAACTCATCTGCTAAAACATTCCTTCCTGATATAAAAGAGCCTCTCTTGTGTTTGTTTCCTTCGTAAGTGTATTCTGATTCGTTACACTTAAGTAGACAATGGATAAAGACTCTCATTGTGTTAGCGTCCTTGTACCATTCCCATGAACGCAGCGCTCTATGTAATTTTAAATGTCCTTTCATTTTTAGTCTATTTGAATGTGATTTAACTCAACATACATACTCTCCTCTAAGCGAGTTCTAACTTGTTCCCAATCGTGACGAGATACTGCGTTTTTAATGTCATATACAATACTAAACTCTACCTTTTTAAATGTACTATCAATCTCTAACTCAATGTCTTTAATATCGTTTGCTAGTAATTCGTCGCTGAATGACTTTAGCTCTTTATATTTGTTTACCGAGTTAATGACTGAGGCATGGTCGGTATTAAACATCTTAGCAATGTACTTTAACTTTACGTCGTAACGTCTTAAATAAGACATTAAGTACATCTTTTTATGGTGCGTAGTTCTGCGTCTATCCTTTCTATTGAGTTTGTGCTCTTCGATTAAACTCTCTATTTTTTTTATTAAGCTTTCCATTATTGAAATATTTGCATTTTAACCATGTTGTATACTCTTGTAATTCTCATTTTAGCCATTCTAACAATGTCAATATCATGACATAGCTTCACTTTATCCTCAGCTCCTAGATAGGCAAATGAGTTATTTATAGTGTCCAGTAAATTACCTTCTTTGATTTCTGCTTTTTGTATTAACTCTTGAAGGTCGGTTAATCTTCGCAGCACGATTAGTGTTTCTTGTGTATTCATTTTGCGTTGTTTTTATTTTATTTTATCTTTTTTTGGTGTAATATAGACAACCACTAAACTCATAATTTAAGTAGTCGTCTCCGCAGTAATATCTTGATTCAACAATTCTTTTAGGTTCGTTGTATATGGTTGTAACCTTTACATTTTGAGTCCAACCTAGTTCTAAACATTTTTTAGAGGTTTTTATAACCTCTATTGTTCTTGTGTAAATATCGTTTTTGTAAGTTTTCATTTTGCGTTGTTTTTAAAATTGTATATGACAAAGATATACATACTTTTTAAACCTGCAAGTTTTTTTTTAATTTTTTTTTCGAGAACCAAGTTAGCAACCATTAGAACGTCTTGCTATTATTGACTTATAGGCATGTATGCACCAAGTAAGCACCAAGTAGCAACCAAGTTTGCAACCATGGTTGAGCCCTGTGTGGTATTGACTTGTAGCGTTTGGCCAACCAAGATGTTAACCATAGGAATATATATATAACTATATACTCATTACATTCGTATATACTTACATATATATCTAGTCCGAAAATAAATTAATTTTAAAAACTAAGTAGAAACACGTAGAAAAAAGGTGTCTATAAAACACTATAACCCTAAACATGTTATTTATATATGCATACGAGAATACTAGCAAATGTTTATTTTATATCAGGGTATTTAAGTGCCTTAGGATTATTTTTTCAGACTGAGTATTATTTAAAAGCATTAGGTGTTTTTATGGCTTCATATCTTAGTTATTTACTTTCAGCACAATTAGAAACAAAAGAATGAAACTTCAGTTATTTATATTGTTAACCAAGTTGCAAACTCACTCAATCAAACTAATGAGTATTATATTCTCGTTCTTATTGCCTATATATGACATCATCCTATTAGTAGGGTTTGCAGTTTTTTTAGATACTATTACAGGCGTGTGGTCTGCTATCAAAACTAAAAAACAAATCACATCTAGAGCATTAAGCTCAATCATATCAAAAACATTACTTTACGAGGCTACGTTAATTTTGTTCTATCTCATGGACGTTGCTATCCTTAACGACATAGTTAAGAGTATTTTTAGCGTAGATTTATTAACTACTAAGGTGTTAGCTTTAACTCTTCTTAGCGTTGAAATCATATCTATCAACGAGAACTATAAAAAAGTCATGAACGTGGATTTATGGAGTTCATTGAAAAACTTATTCACTAGAGCCAAAGAAATTAAGTCTAATATAAAGGACGTTAAAAAATGAGGCATATTTCAAAAATCATAATTCATTGCACGGCAACCCCTGAAGGAAGATTTCACGACGTTAAAGACATTAGAAGATGGCACTTAGCAAGGGGATTTAATGATATCGGATATCATTTTATCGTGCATCTAGACGGAACTATAGAGACAGGAAGACCGATAGAAAAGTCAGGTGCTCATTGTAGCGGAGAGAATAGAGGTAGCATTGGTATCTCATACGTTGGGGGAATGACTAAAGACATGAAATCACCTAAAGACACTAGGACTAAAGAACAAAAGGATAGTCTTATAAAACTAATTCATGAACTAATATATACATATAACAAGGATATGACTATTCATGGTCATTCAGAGTTTGCCCCTAAATCTTGTCCTTGCTTTGACGTCAAAAAAGAATATGCGAATATTTAATATAATTTTACTTCTAACGCTGTTTAGTTGTTCTAGTAGTTACCACTATCAGAAAGCTTTAAAGAAGGGCTTAGAGCCTCTCGTATCGTCTGACACGATAAGAATTAGTACTATAGATTCAGTTCCTGTTATTTATAGAGACTCAATTATATATGAACGATTCTTTTCATCAAAAGATACTATTATTATGTATAAGAATGTATACGTTCCTAAGACACGTTTAGAGATAAGAACGGAATACAAGACTATAAGAGACACACTTAGACTAGTTGAGAGAGTAGAGAAGCTGAGAGTGCGTCAAGAGGCTAAGACTGAACGTAAGACCAAGCCTAATTGGACACTAATAATAGTGTTATTATTGCTTATTTCAGGTGTTATCATGTATTTCTCACTACGTAGAACCACGTAGAAATCAATCTTTTTTAAACTTTTTTTCACATTTACCTTGCAGGTTATAAATGTTTGTATATCTTTACACCATAATTAAAAACAAAAAAAACACAAATACAATGAGAATAACATCAGAACATATAGTTCAAACATCAAAACACCATTTATGTAATGATTGCGAAGCTATCTTTGTAATAGACAATGGCTCAAGTAAAGTAGAAATAAATGTTAATTGGTATATAGACGGATATTCTAACTTCTATAACCTTGTTAACATTCATATAGACGGATATGAGGCTATAATGGAGGATAGTAATGGGGAATCTACATATAAATTAGACACCCAACAAGCGAGACAATTATTTAACGCTTTATCAAAAGCTGTAAACGACAATCCTGCAGAAAACGGATTGCCTCACTATTTAGAAAATTATAATTAATAAATCAATAAATAAATAAAATGAAAAGAATACTCTTTATTTCAGCCATTGCAATAGGCTTCGTGAGTTGCAATAAAATACAAAAGTCAAACGAGCAAACAGAACCAATACTAGATTGTGATTGTGACAGGGTTGTAGAGGTTTCAAACTTTAGTTTACCACAAATGGACGGATTGTATTATTATGTTTTAACAACCATTAACGATTGCTCAGGCATTCAGAGGCAAGAGTCAGGAAATGTGCTTATTCAGAATGCTTATGAATTAGGGGATTGTTACAAATAAAAATTAATAAAATGAAAAGAATACGAATAAGCGATAATATCGCGGAAGAAATGGGATTAAGTTTAAATAAAGGTGGTCGATATAGGCTTAGCGACGAGCAAATAAAGAAAGCTAAAAGCCTTAAATCAAACTCTAAGATAGAAACATCAAGAACTAAAAAGAATGTGGAGAAAGACTTTGTTTTATCCGCATGGAATGACGAGGGATTCATGATGGATATTGACCAATATTGCGAGCATTACAAACTACCTAGAGAGGATGTTAGAGAGTACAAACTAGTTAGTCATACAGGGACACCTTATTACAACATTAAGTTTAAAGAAGTAGCTGAAAAAGAAGTAATGTCTTTCGACCTTGAGGAGTTAGTTAAGAAACATATTAAACCCGTAGATGTGTCTAGGGTTCAGGAGGCTTATATTAGGTCTATAAAACTTGAAGACACTAACGATTTTGACATGCTAACCTACTCAGACGTTCATATTGGCATGGAGACAAACCCTGATAACAAAGCTATGTATTCAGTAGAATGGAATAGACAAGCAGCATTGAGAGATTGCCATAGAATGATTCAAGCCACTATAGATAATCAATCTAGTACTAGGTTAGTTATTGATGAGTTAGGAGACTTCTTAGATGGTTACAATCAACAAACCACTCGAGGCGGTCATGCATTACCTCAAAATATGAGTAATGAGGAGGCTTTTGATGTGGCTTTAGAATTTAAGATGGCTCTTATTGATGGTTTAGTTAATCACTATAAGTATATCATGATTAACAATATATGTAATGATAATCATGCAGGTAGTTTTGGGTATTTCGTAAATAAGGCATTTAAGGACATTTGCTCTGTTAAGTACCCTAATGTAGAGGTAAATAATTACACTAAGTTTATTAACCATTACTACATTGATAATACTTGTTTTGTCATTACTCATGGTAAAGATGATAGCTCTTTAAAGTTTGGATTTAAGCCTCATTTAGACGCTAAAGGTATTGAGAAGATAGACCAATATTTAAAGCAAAATGAAGTTTACAAACACGCCAACAAGATAGTATTTAAGAAGGGTGATTCTCACCAAGCGTTAATCGACATGTGTACATCTGACGACTTTTACTATGTTAATTATCCTGCATTGAGTCCTAGTTCTATGTGGGTGCAAAATAACTTTAAGAAGGGTCGCAGAGGATTTGTTTTAGAATCAATACACGAAGAGAGAAATATTCACTCTTTTAACCCTATTTTTATATAAGTTATCAACATTCCAATATATAGCTTTATAAAAGCCGTATATTTGACTCGTGTTAAGTTTTCATTTTTGTTTTTAAACCCCTTGAGAGATTGAGGGGTTTTTTTATAGGTCTATTTCTTCAGTCCATTCAGAACCCGAAACGACATCTAATATCTCGCTATGAGAATATTCTATAGCTTCATTAATGAATGAAG